CTTGCAATGCTGTGCGCTTTGATGCGGTGTAATCAGCAACCATTTTGTTGATGTTTGCGAAAGTTTCACCGCCTGCATGGTAAGCGGCCATGTATTCGCCTGCTGATGGCAATGCAAATTCTTTTTTGGCTTGTGCAAAAATTGGCGCGGTTGGGATTGTTGCTTCAACTGCTGGTGCTACTGGTTCGGACATTTCTGTTTCCTTTTCAATCGGTTCCTGTGTTTCAGTATTGCTGATTTCCTCTGGCTCATGGTGGATACTTGCAGCCACTTGTGAGATGTTAGCCATATCACCAAATGCGCCGATTGGAACCAGGCTTAGTTCCTGCCATTCGGCTGCTTCGATAATCATGGTTCCTGCTTCATCGTAGGAAAACTTTGTTGGGTTTACGCCAACGCTTACCTGGTCAATGGTGCCGTCTGATGCCATTACCAGCGCGTCATTGCCCAATGTGGTGGCGCTGATTTTTGCTGTGAACATCATTCCTTGTTCGGTGTCCACGCGCTCTGTGACAACACCAACTGGCATTGAGGCATCGTGGTACATGAACAGGCGCGGGGCTTTGCCTTCAACAGGCAGGGATCCTGGGCGAAAAATAACCTCTGTTCCATCGCTTACGCGGGCGGGAACGTTATAGGGAACCGCGGTTCCAGAAATTGAACGGCGTGGCTGTTCGCCTTGCGCTGCGTCTAGCGTGAAATCGCCTGCAATTAGTTTGATCATCGGTTTGCTAACTCCTCTTGTGTGTTTTCCTCAATAACGGTTTCGGTATCGTCCATTTTGTCTGCCATAAAGTTTTCCTCTAGGTATTCATCAGCATCAAATTCAACGTATGTTCCGCGCGGTAAAACATTATCCATTGACAGCGCGCCTGCAATGGCATCTGCATACAGCTTGACACCGAACAGGTAAAGATCCGCGCGGGCCTGCTGTGATGATTGGTATGAGTACGCGCCAGTAGCAACGCCCACAAGGTATGGCGGAACGTTTGCTAAGCGTGACATTTCCAGCGCCTGATATTGGCTGGCTTCGATCAACAGCATTTTGTCTGGTGTTGCAGCGGTTTCTGTGTAGGTCAAATACTGGTTCAATGCGGCCGTTTGGTTTGTAGCGCGCGCTGCATTGAATTGTGCAGCAAGGTCTGAAAGTTCCTGGGCGCTTAGTGGTTCGCTGTTTTCTGTTTGGCGCAATATGCCAGCAGGAATTGATGATGATGCGTTACGGTTTCGCGCTGCTTCAAGTTTCAACGCGGTATCAATTGCGTTTGGTGCGGAATACACCAAACCCTGTTCAGGTGAAAGAAATTGCACAAGGTTTGCTGGGTCAATTTCTCCGCCTTGAAAATACACCTGTGATGATGGGGCAAACCAGACGGGTGGCGCCATGTCGGTGGTGGTAATTGATCCCGCTGGCAAACGCGTGAACGATGCAGGGTAACCATCAGCTGTTCTGCTGGTGATGTACCAAAACGCGCGCCCATAAAACAGCAAATCGTCAAGCGTCCACGCCATCAAAAACTGATATGAAACAGATGGATCTGGACGGCGTAACCATGAACGTGGCGCAATATAAACCTTTTCCATTTCATCGCCGTTCCACATTTCGTTGTACATTTTCAACGGCATTGAACCAATGACTGATTTGAAAAGTGAGTTTGCGCGGTTGATCGTTGGCACCGAAACGGCGGCGTTTCTTTGTTCGCCTTCGCGATAGGTGTAGTACTGGCCGATCATGTTCACGCCAACATTCGATGATGAATAGCCTGGGGAAAATCCGCCTGCCACCGCTGGTTCACCTACATGGGTTGAAATTGCAGCTTGTTTAGTGCGCGAAAAAATAGCCATGCGTCAAGCATTACACACATTGGGTTGTTGATGGTGACACCAGGCTATGCGAAACCCGACAGAAGGCGAAGGCCAGCCTGGTGCCGTTTTCATATTAGCCATTTGAAACAACCATCATGGGTTTGCCACCAGTTTTTGGTTTGCTAGTCAAAGCTGCTGCAAAGACCGCTAGGCGCGCTAATTCGATAGGGCCACTTGAACGCTGTGATGAAAGCGCTATGGATCCCTGCGACCTGACGGCAACGGCGCGCTGGATATGTTCAGCCAGCATGGTTTCACCTGTGTGCACCAACAATTTTTGGCGGATCATTTGGCGAACGGGATCTGTCCATTTCAAAATTTCGCCATAGCCAACCACCACCCGTTTGCGTTCTAAATGCAACGGCCAATGCAAATCAATTGATGGGGTGATAGCAAATTTGATTGCAGGGTTTTGGTTCAATCGTTCAACGTGTTCCATGACCTGGGCGTATGTGTCCACCATAAATTCAACGGTCACCGCGGTGCGTCCGTCTGGTAAAGCTACGGCGCGCAAACCAAAATACCGTGTTTCATCAACGCTGTTTTCTATGGCTACGGTGCCACCGTCAGGGATCGGCCCATCGAATTGCAATGATTGCCATAGCCCTGGGGTTAGCCAACCTTGATCTGATGCCACCCACAGGTTGCATGATGCGCGAAGGAATTGTGTGCGGTCAGGGTTTTCGCTTTCCGCGGTGATGGTTTCCATTGCCAATGTGTGGCCTAATGCGGGATTTCCCCATGCCCATGCAGCAGGGTTCATTGGGTCTAGGTCTGGTGGTGGTGACCATTCCGCAAAATACAGGTTGCCTGTTTTCTTTTGGTCAATCATTCGCAAAGCCTGTTCACGCCATTTGAGGAAGGCCCGTGAATTTTCTGTGCCAGCTGTTGACCAGCAGGACAGCAAAGGCGATTTCTGGGCGCGCATAGCAGGCAACAAACCACCGTCAATTGCTTCGCTGGAAATGTCCCAAATCTCATCAGCCACAATCAGGTTTGGGCTAGTGCCGTGACCAACGGACGGCCCAGCAGCGCGCACAAACCAACGGGATCCATCAGGCATGGTGACGCTGTTACGCCCATAAGAGTGCGAAACCTTTGCACCAAATTTGGCTTCAAGGATTGGGGCCAATTCATCAAACAGCATTACGCCTAAATCAAGCCTGTGGCTTACAGATAACACCAATTGTTTCTTGCCTCTAATGATCGGCATTTTTGTGAGCCACCAACCCACCAACGTCATCAGGGCAACGGTCTTTCCGTTCTGTCGCGCTGTTGAAACCAACGAAATTCGGTTACAAAAAGTACGGTCGCTGGATCGGTATTTATCTCACAACAGGACATGGACATGACATCGCCCGAAGCGATGAACACGATCCTCACAGACCTTTCTGGGCAATACATGAAGGCCACCGACACGCTTGCATGCACCGCAATCAACGCAGCAAAACAAACCAGCGGTTTCACCTGGACAGTTACAGCAGGTAACCCAACCAGTTTGATGAATGCGCTGTACGGTTGTGCTTTCAACATCAGCAACAGCACCAACTTGTTTGCAACCCATCTGATCTGCAGCGTTGACGTATGGCAGAAATTGGGCGGCCAGTTAGACAACACCAACAGGCCACTATTCCCAGCGATTGGTGCACCTGGCTTGATTGGTCAAAATACTTTGGGTGCAGGTTCTGCTGCATCATGGTCAGGCATGAACCCAATGGGCTTGGAAATCTTGGTAGACGGCAACCTAGCTGCCGGCACATTCCTTGTAGTTCACGCACCAGCCGTAGAATTCTACGAACAAGTACGCGGCATCATGTCAGTAGACAACCCAGATTTGTTGGGCCGCACGTTTACCTATTATGGCTACTTTGCGACATTCTTCCAGGATGCAACAGACGCCACAGCAGGTTCACGTTTTGTTCAATCCGTAACAGTCGCCTAGTCGAAAGGCGGTTGACCGCCAATGGCTGTTTTCACTGTTACCCATAAACAACTGACGGACAACTACGCCGTACTGCAATTATTGACCCCCACAGATATTGCAGTAGGGCAGTCCATCACTGTTGCAGGCGTTGGTGCCCCATTCAATGGCACCTTTACTGTTTACGATTGCCCAAATTACGAATTTACAGGCATCGACACAGAAGGTGATTTGCTTTTTGATTATCAAGTAATCATTGAAAATCAAGTGCTGTTTGCTTGCACTGGCAGCAATGTTGTACGCACAGCAAGCCCTGGCACTGTCACCTATGCGCCAGTGTGCACGTGGATTACAGCAACAAACATTGAAGACTGGTTAGGAATAGGAACAGCCAGCGCATTAGATGCCGCATTTTTGACTTCATGCGCGTCAGCTGCCAACCAATTCTGTTACCGCCGCCGGCAGGAAGCAGGCTATTTTGACAGCCTGACCACCAGCCCATCTGGTGATGTCACGTTAGGCACCATCATGTACGGGGGCGCCCTTTACCGTCAGCGCGGCAGTGTTGACAGTTTCGCATCATTTGACAACATGCAAAGCGCCCCACCAGTAGCACTATCGGGCATGGTGAAACAGTTGCTGGGCATCGACCGCCCTGCTGTGGCCTGATCATGCCAGTTGCCTACACAGACCTATTCAACGAAGCGCTAGACGATCTAGCAGCCAAACTGAATACCGTGACAGGCCTGACAGTAGTGACAGACCCCCGCAATCTCGCTGCACCCTGCTGCCTAATCAATGCCCCATCATTCACCACCCCATTTATGACCAACAAAGCTGTGCAGCTCACATTCCCAGTGCAGATCATTACCCTGGGGCCATACAACTTAGATGCACAACGCAGCCTGCTAAACACTATGGCCAAAGTGCTTTCAGCAAATGTGGCTGTTACAGATGGCCGCCCAACCAGCATTGAAATTGGTGGGGTGCTAATGCCAGCCTATGAAATGACCGTAAACATGAAAGCGACAGCATGAAACACATTATTGAAAGCGAAAAACTGGGCACCATAGGCGAAGAATACGATGCAGAAGCGGCAGCCGCCACCGGCATCAATGTTGACGCCCTCATTTCAGGCGGTTTTATATCCATACAAAAGGCCCCGAAATCTGCTAAAACTAAAAGTGACCCAGAGGAGAAGTAGCAATGTCGACATCAGTTTTTCTTTCCAATATCAGCACCCTCACCGTGAATAGCGTTTCACTGGCAAATCAATGCACAGGCATTACATTCACGAACCTAAAAGAAAGTCTGGACGTGACCACGCTGACGGACACATCCAGGTTCAACAAAGGCGGGTTGTTCAATAATGAAGTGACCATGACCCTTTTTCAGAGCTACATCACAGCAGAAACTTTTGCCACATTGTCAGGCCTAGTGGGCACCCAAACAACAGTTGTTGCAAGCGTTGTAGATGGTGCTGTAACAAAGACCTTTACCCTGGCCAATTGTTACCTAGAAAGCCTGCCAGTGATCAATGCCAGTTTGGGTGAGATGTCGACCGTTGATGTCACTTTCACTGGCGGCACTTATTCAGTCGCATAAACCTGGCCAACACTGGCCCGACACAGAAAGACAGCCATGAAAATAAAACTGAGAATTACACCAGACAGCGGTCTAGCTGCACTGATGAAAAACGGCAGCGGCACAGGCCCAATTGAAGTAACCACAAATCTGTTTTGTATTGCAGAGTGGGAACGAACAGAAGGCCGCAAAATTAGCGATGGGCGCGGCATAGGCGTCACTGACCTAGTTTGCTGGGCTTACACCATGCTGAGACAAACAGGCCTGAACCATTTGGCACCTGAACCAACGTGGCGCGAATGGTTACAAAATCATCCTGATTGCGAAATCAGCAGTGTGGATGAGACAAACCCAAACCCTACGGACGCGGCCACTACCGATACCAACTAGCACAAATCTTATTTGTGACAGGGTTTTGGCCGCCTGAAATACCATTTGACACCCGTGATGTGCAAACCATCATTAGTGTGATCAATAAAGAAAACAAAAGGCGTTGATGTGGCAAATGTTTCAACAACAGTGCAGGTGGCTGGCCTAAAAGAAACAATCAATTCTTTACGCAAGATCGACCCCCAGCTGCAAAAAGACTTCAAAGCAGAAGCCACCCAAATAGCCCAACCAGCAATCAACGCAGGAAAAGCCGCATACCGTCAATTTCCGCTATCTGGCATGGGCAGAGCCTGGGCACAACGTGGCCGGCGCATCTTCCCATTTGATTTAGGCAAAGCGGCTGCAGGCGTCAAAATGCGATTTGATACCAGACGCAATGCTGTGGGCGTCATTTTGATTGAACAAAAAGATGTGGGCGCTGCAGTGTTTGAAGTAGCAGGCCGCCGAAACCCAAACAAATTGGCAACATCGTTAGACGCTATGGCCACGTCAAAAGGCTTTGCCATAGGTCAACCTGGTCGAACCCGTATCATTGGGCCAGCGGTCTACAAAGCCAGGCGGGATATTGAAGGCGAGATGGAAAAAATGATATTGAGAACAATCAATGAGATACAGGGGCAGGTGAACCTGTGAGCCTGTCTATTCCCATCATCAGTGAATTTGATGGCAAAGGCGTCAAGCAAGCCATAAAACAATTCAAACAACTTGAAGGCGTAGGCGCCAAAGCCCAATTTGCTATCAAAAAAGCAGCCATACCTGCAGCAGCTGCTATTGGCGGTTTGGCATTTGCATTAGGTGACGCCACCAAAGCCGCAATGGAAGACGCAGCCGCGCAAACCCAATTAGCCCTGGCATTAGAAAACAGCGCTGGTGCCAGTGCCGCACAAGTCAAACAAACCGAAGATTTCATTGGCGCAATGTCACGGCCCACAGGAGTAACAGATCACCCAGTACGCACAACAATGACTG